TCAACAGGTTCATCTGGCTCAACAGGTTCTTCAGGAACATCTGGTTCAACCGGTTCTTCTGGTTCAACTGGTTCAAGTGGAACATCTGGTTCAACTGGTTCATCAGGTTCAACTGGTTCAAGTGGAACATCAGGTTCAACAGGTTCATCAGGTTCAACAGGAAGTTCAGGAACATCAGGGACATCTGGCTCAACGGGTTCTTCTGGTTCAACTGGTTCTTCTGGCTCAACTGGTTCAAGTGGAACATCTGGCTCAACTGGCTCTTCAGGTTCAACTGGTTCATCAGGGACATCAGGTTCATCTGGCTCAACAGGAAGCTCGGGAACATCAGGTTCAACAGGTTCTTCAGGTTCAACTGGTTCTTCGGGAACATCGGGGTCATCGGGTTCATCAGGAACAGGTTTCAACACAATAAATTCACCGGCATCTGGTAGAGTATTACTTTCAGATGGAACGATAAACGCTGCAACTGCTTCAGTAAATCTAACATATAGTTCAAATACTTTCACGGTAACGGGTGATACGGTTGTAACTGGTAAACTTACGGCTCAAGAATTTTATACAGAGTTTGTATCTGCTTCAATTATTTTTGAAAGTGGTTCAACTAAATTTGGTGATAGTATAGATGATACTCATAAGTTCACAGGTTCATTATCAATAACAGGTTCATTACAAATTCCAAGAGCATCATCAAATCCAGATGCTATTCTTGGAGGAATCTATTATAATACCGTTGATAATAACATCTATCGTTCAAATGGTTCTACTTGGCTTGCGTCAGTTGGTTCATCGGGGACATCTGGTTCAACTGGTTCTTCAGGAACTTCAGGAACATCAGGAACATCAGGTTCATCGGGTTCAACGGGTTCATCGGGAACGTCCGGCTCAACAGGTTCATCGGGAACATCAGGACAATCGGGCTCTTCAGGGACATCAGGTTCATCTGGAGCTGCTGGTGCTTCTGGTTCATCAGGAACATCAGGACAATCAGGCTCTTCAGGGACTTCAGGTTCATCTGGAGCTGCTGGTTCATCAGGAACATCTGGTTCAACTGGTTCGTCTGGCTCAACCGGTTCATCAGGAACATCTGGTTCAACTGGTTCGTCTGGCTCAACCGGTTCATCGGGAACATCTGGATCAACTGGTTCATCGGGTTCATCAGGATCCTCTGGTACAAGAGGAACATCTGGTTCTTCTGGAACATCGGGTTCAACTGGTTCATCTGGCTCAACCGGTTCATCGGGAACATCTGGATCAACCGGTTCATCTGGCTCAACCGGTTCATCGGGAACATCTGGTTCAACTGGTTCATCTGGCTCAACAGGTTCATCGGGAACAAGTGGCTCAACCGGTTCATCAGGAAGTTCAGGTCAAACAGGTGGGGCAGGTTCATCTGGTACAGCCGGTTCATCTGGTTCAACTGGAAGTTCGGGTTCAACAGGTTCATCTGGTTCAACTGGCTCATCAGGAAGTTCAGGTCAAACAGGTGGAGCTGGTTCATCAGGAACATCAGGTTCAACTGGCTCATCAGGAAGTTCAGGTCAAACAGGTGGAGCTGGTTCATCAGGAACATCCGGTTCAACTGGCTCATCAGGAAGTTCAGGTCAAACAGGTGGAGCTGGTTCATCAGGAACATCAGGGACAGGATTCAACACAATAAATAGTGCAAGTGGTAGTCGTTTAATAATAAGTGACGGTACAAATAATGCGGCAACTGCATCTGCAAATTTAACATTTGCCGGTAATATCCTTACAGTTTCATCAAGCACTGCAACTACAAATGCCTCGGTACGAAATCTAAATATCATAAATAACACCACCGGAACTGCAACACAAAGTCTCGGTGTTGGTATTGAATTTGAATCAGAAACAAGTACAACAGAAAATACAACCGTCGGTTTCCTTGATTATGTATGGACAACACATACAAATGGAAGTGAATGGGGACAAACTGAAATAGTGCTGAAAGATACAGGAACTTCTGTTCGTTCTCATATGTTTGCTCCAGGTGTTATTGGTTCATTCAATGGTGGACTTACGGCCGCTACACCACAACTCGGTGACTTTACAGGTGCTTATCCAGAATATCGAGTTTATGCATCGGGTAGTACAACAGACGGAACCCAAACAACACTTCAATTTAATGTTTGGAATAATGTTGCTGGATTGGCTGTTCCAAATGATACAACTTGGATGTTTACTTCGTATATTGTGGCAAGAAGAACTGATGCAGACAATGAAAGTGCGGCCTATTGGTTACAAGGTGCTATTGATAATAATGCGGGTGCCGTTGCTCTTGTAGGTGCTGTTCAAGTAACTGCAATAGAAGATACAGTTGCTTGGAATACAACAGCAGTTGCTCTTGGTGGTAGATTACTTCTACGAGTAACCGGTGAAGCTGCAAAAACAATTTACTGGAACGCCGTAACACATATTGTCCAAGTTAGTGGATAATTATAAATAAAGGAGTAATGTAGTATGTCAAATTGGTCAAGAAGTCTTGCTGGAGTACAAACTCTTTCAGAAGTAAGTGCAAGCGCCAGTATAAGTTCTGGAACACTTACATTGGATTTGAGCACCGCCGGTGTTTTTTATGTTAGTCTAAATGCGGATATAACATCACTTACAATTTCAAATGTTCAAAACGTTGGTTCATCTGCATTTACTCTTATATTTACCGCCGACGGAACTGCTCGCTCGGTTACATGGGGTGGTTCTATTTTATGGCCATCAGGCGCCTCACCAGTCTTGACATCTACCAATGCTAAAAAAGATATATTTTCATTTGTTACACTCGACGGGGGTGCAAACTGGCATGGATTTGTTGGTGGTCAAAATTTGTAAAGGTAGAGTGATATGCCATTTATAAAAAATGTAACAGTACAGATAAAAAGAACATATAGTCCTGTTCCTCCTGTTGTAATTGGTCAAGTTGGAGAAGGAGAAATTACGGCAGCATTTTTGAGTGGAACTGGTCGCATATGGACTTGGGGAGAAAATACCAGGGGACAATTGGGTCAAAATCTTTCCACAACAGTTTGTAAGTGTACTCCTACACTTATCGCCGGTTTAACAAAAACTTTTTGTATGTTAGCAACTGGCGATCAAAATCATCTTGCCATAGACAAAAATGGAAAAGTATGGGGTTGGGGTGCTAATAGTAGTGGTCAACTTGGGGATAACAGTATAACTTCAAAATGCACCCCAGTTTCTGTTGCTGGAACTGCAAAAACTTTTTGTAAAATAGATAGTGGTGGTAATTCTAGTACTGGAATAGATAAAAATGGTAAACTTTGGGCTTGGGGTGAAAACAGTAGTGGACAGATTGGCGATGGAACAACAATTTTAAAATCTACTCCAGTATCTGTTGTTGGTGCTGCACTGACAAGAACTTTTTGCCACATAGCCGGATACAGTACTAGACTTACAATAGACAAAGACGGTAAAGTATGGGCATGGGGAAATAACTCATATGGGACAGTTGGTGATAACACTACAATCTCTAAACTTACTCCGGTTGCTCTCGGTGGTGCTACAAAAACATTTTGTGTCATAAAAGTAAAAAACCAAGCACTCGCAATAGACAAAAATGGTAAACTTTGGGGTTGGGGATATAATGCACACGGACAAGTGGGTGACAATAGTGTAATATGTAAATCAACACCCGTTGCTGTTGGTGGAACAAATAAAACATTTTGTAAAATATTTACTGGATTATTCAACTCATATGGAATAGATAAAAATGGCAAACTATGGTCATGGGGACAGAATATTGCATCAACATATCTATTGGGAAATGGAAATATATCGTGCGCATCGGCACTAACACCAGTTGCTGTTGGTGGTGCACTCGCTAATAAAGTAGTTTGTGAAATTGCGGGCGGCCGCGATTATGCATTTGCAATAGATAGTTCTGGAAAAGTTTGGTCTTGGGGGTGGAACGGATATGGAGGACTTGGTGTACCATACATTACATCCATAACAAGTCCAATATCAATTGGAGGAACGATAAGAACATTTTGTAGTATTCAGATGGGATATAATTCAACTATACTGGGTCAACACGCAGCTGGTATTGATAAAAATGGACAAGTTTGGTCTTGGGGTTATAATTCTTCAACAGGTGAATATGGAGATAATTCATCTACTTGTAAAGCAACACCCGTTTGTATTGCAGGCGCTGCTAAGACCTTCTGTTTTATAAGTTCAAATGGATCAAATACAGTCGGTATAGACAAAAATGGAAAAGTATGGGGTTGGGGTGCTAATAGTAGTGGTCAACTTGGAAATAACACGGCAACCGGTAAATGTACTCCAGTTTCTGTTGCTGGAACTACAAAAACTTTTTGTAAAATAGCAACATCTGGCAACCACACTATGGGAATTGATAAAAACGGAAAGGCATGGGGGTGGGGAAGTAATACAAATGGAAGATTGGGAGATAATACAATAACTGCTAGATCTACACCAGTAGCAGTAGCCGGTGCAGCAAAAACTTTTTGTAAAATAGAAGCTGGTGCACAAGGATTTACAATTGCAATAGATAAAAATGGAAAAGCATGGTCATGGGGAAATAATTCCAGTAATGCTTATTTGGGAGACGGAACCACTACATCGCGAAGAACACCAGTTGCTGTTTATGGTTCAAAAACATTCTGCGAAATATCTACAAAACTGGCTCACACTATGGCAATAGACAAAAATGGAAAAGTATGGGGTTGGGGAATTAACTCATTTGGACAACTTGGTAATGGTTCAACCATTAGAGCAATAACTCCGGTTGGTCTTTTAGGTGCAAATAAAACTTTTTGTAAAATAGCAGCAGGACTAAACTTTACAGTTGCCATTGATAAAGCCGGCCGTCTTTGGTCGTGGGGCCAGAATCAGTATGGTCAATTAGCGAACGGTACAGCAACTTCAAGAAGCACTCCAGTATCTGTGGTTGGTGCAACAAAAACTTTTTGTCAAGTTATGGCAAATGGATACAGTGGTTTTGCAATAGATAAAAATGGAATAATTTGGGGGTGGGGACTAAATGTTGCAGTTTCTGCAATAGGTGCTAGTAATCTTCTTGGATTAGGAAATTCATCAGTTCAATTTTCCAGCACACCAATTCGTGTTTGTAATATTTAAGTAATGATATATTAAAATAATTTTTGTATATTAATGTATTGTATCACTAATAAAAAATAGGTTATGAAAACAAAAGACACACTCGTCCTAACGATTTCAATCGGGGATTACTATAATGAAGTATCAAAACTTACAACACCTTCAATTCAGGCATATGCTAAAAAAATTGGTGCAGACTATTTGAACATCAATGAGTTCAACCCGCACTATATTACACAGAAATGGAATAAGTTTCATATTCATGAACTCCTAAACAAATATAAAAGGATTCTTTACTTGGATATTGATATTCTTGTTCGTGAGGATACTCCAAATCTTTTTGAAATAGTTCCTGAAAATAAATTAGGTATGTTTAATGAAGGTAAATATTCCACTCGTTTTGAATTTCTTGAACAGGCATCTGAATACTATAACGAACCACTTAAAAAATGGGATGGTAAATTCTATAATTCTGGCGTGATGGTGATTTCTCGTATTCACAAAAATATTTTTAAGTTACCAAAAGGTATTGACTTTGTAGAAACGGATCAACCTTATATCAATCTTCGTATTTTGAATGACAAGATTGAAATGTTTGACTTGGATTATAAATTTAATCGAATGGATATACTTGATAGGTTTTGTGGAATTTCTAGACTTGACTCATATTTTGTACACTATGCAGGTGCCCCAAAAGAAATTCAAATGGATGTGATGAAAAAAGATATAGAGCAATGGAAATTGGATTCCCCCAATTATGAATACAATCGAAATATTCTCATTTCAGTCACGGCTGGTATGGGAGATCAATTATGCTCTGAACCGGCAATCCGATACACACAAAAACTATATTCAGATGCAAATATTTTTGTTGTTTCACATTTCCCACGTCTTTTTGAACATCTTTCTTGCCCTGTAATGAACTATGATGAGTGGAACGGCATAAATGATGCTATACTTACAATGTACACGTGCCCAGACGATGAACAATCTGATCATAAATTGTCTCATGTTCTATTTCACCCAACAGATTTTGCCTCCATGTCAATGATAAAAAGAACAATACCAAATAACGAAAAAACAATTAAGCTAAAACTAGAAGCAGATGACACAATGTCAGTGCTGAATATGTTGGAATCCAAGAAGAAAGATAAACCAACAGTAGTAGTTCATGCAGGAAAATGGTGGCCATCAAAAACTCTTCCACAAGATTGGTGGCAAAAGATCATAGACAAGTTATCAGAAAAACTAACGGTAGTTCTTATCGGTAAAACAATTGATGAGAAACAAGGGTATCTTCCAATCCAATGTCCAAAAGACGGAATTGACCTTCGTGACCTAACAACATTGGGTGAATTGATGTCTCTTATTTCTCTTTCTCGGTGTCTTCTTACCAACGATTCTTCACCACTTCATATTGCCGGTGCGTTCGATAATTGGATCGTAACGATTCCAACGTGTAAACACGAAGATCATATTCTTCCTTTCCGTAATGGAACTCAATACTACAAGACAAAGGCACTTCGTCAAGGCCTTCTTCTCGATGATCTAGAAATTCGTCACACGGAATTCCACACAGATACAATTGATCTAATTCCAGAAGGAAAGACATTATACGATTACATTCCAGAAGTTGATGAAGTTGTAAAGGAGGTGTTTGACATCTATGATAACAACCGATAACAAATTCGAGTCATACCGACCACTTATGAATGAGTGGGAGTATAAGTTCATCGAGAAGTTTCTAACTCCCGATGATACACTTCTTGAATGGGGAAGTGGTAACTCAACTCTATACTGGTCGGGTATCGTTTCAAAGGTAATCTCAATCGAACACGATATTGATTGGATAAATTCGTTGGGTAAGGTAATAGATGCTTATAATGTTAAGAATATTGAACTACATCATATAGCAGCTCACTCACCAAATCCAATTCCTTGCCGATACGAACAATTCAAGGACTACATCAATTACCCAAAAGAAAAGGGATTGAAGTTTACAAAGATTCTGATTGATGGTAGGGCAAGAAAGTATTGTGCAAAATCAATATGGGAAGTTATAGACGAAAATGTAATTGTTTTTATCCATGACTTCAACAGACCTGATTATCAGATGACTCTAAAATACTACGATCTTGTTGACGTAGAATGGCGTGGTCAAGGTATCGCTGCTCTACGAAAAAAGAAAGATGTTATAGATGATGGGTCGTATTATTGATGGTAATCTACGAAGAGGCATATTTATAGAATATGTCTCTTTTTGTTTATGAGGTATTTTAAGTGGATTATATACAAGTTGAAAATGGTGAAGTAAAAGGTTATCCAAGACCACTCCCACAAAATTGGGTAGACGTTTCTAATTTTTATCTATTAGACGACGAAAGGTTACGTTCTTATGGATGGTTTCCTGTTCGTTTTGTTCCAAACCCAAATAAAACAAACAACAGTATTACGACGGGTCAGATGTTTGTTATTGAAGGAATCGAAGTAGTTCAGTACGAACAAGTTCGAGAAAAAACACAACAGGAACTAGAACAAGAAACAAATCAAATGTGGGAAAATATAAGAGTTCAAAGAAATGAACTTCTATTAGAATCAGATTGGACACAGTTATCTGACTCACCACTTTCAGAAGAGAAGAAGATAGAATGGCAAACATATCGTCAAGAACTAAGAGATATTACATCACAACAAGATCCTTTCAACATAATTTGGCCAACTAAACCGTAAAAATATGAATAGACTTATAGAACAAATAATCAAAGAGCTAAAACTCCAAATCTTTAATGAAGAAGATTCAAATAAAGGAAAAATCGTAGCTGTATATCCTGGTCGTTTTCAACCAATGGGCATTCATCACAGAGATGCTTATATGTGGTTGAAAAAACAGTTTGGTGATAAAAATACTTACATCGTTACTTCTGATAAAGTAGATGGACAAAAATCTCCATTCAACTTTGAAGAAAAGAAACGAATAATGGTAAAACACGGAGTGCCGTCAAGTCAAATTGTAAAAATAGTTAGTCCTTACAATCCACAAGAATTCTTTGAAAAAACAGGACTAGATCCAAAAACTACTTCAATAGTTTACATGATTGGTGAAAAAGATAAGGGAAGACTCAAAGGTTTCAAACGTCTTATGGCGTACAACAGAACAACTTTCATCCCTGCAAAAGATCTCGTAGACCCTTACACATATTATGTTTATGCACCACACGTTTCATACAATATACCTTCATTCGGTGAAATGTCAGGAACAAATATTCGTAAGGCACTCGGAGATAACGATGCAAAGTTGGCCGAATTGAGATACCGTTTCAAACAAATTTTTGGTTGGTTTGATGCGAGTATTTTCAACTTAGTAATAAGTAAGTTGAATACTAAACGTAGTAAACTAAAAGAAGACCTAAATGAATGGATGAGGGCACTCCTAAATATGTCTCAAGTTCAGTCTGATTTATTCTTTGGTATTATCAAAAAAGAATACGGGGATACAAAAGACCTCCTTCCAATAATACAAAAGTTTGTAAAAACAGGAAAACTTACCGACCAAGAAAAGGCAATCTTTCAGAAACAAATGAAAGATACGTTCAAACTTATGGGTCTTGGGGCTATTGCGGCAATACCAATACCAGGAACAATGTTATTGATTCCTGTTATCGTTCAACTCGCTAAGAAGTTCAACATCAATCTTCTTCCAGAATCTGATGAACCTGCGGGAGAACGTCTCTCCGTAGTTCGTAGAGAATTTTGGAATGAAGTATTTACAGAAGTTGCTAAGGAAGATAAACCACTTCTAAAAGAAGGTGGTGCAGCAGGACACATGACACATCCATTTGAAGACTTCGGTCTTACATTTGGTGACATGAAAGAAATGTTCCGACTTGGATTATCGGGTGAAATAACAACAACAGGAAAACCAACAGAAAAATTAGACGGTCAAAATCTTTTTGCTTCATTTAGAAAAGGTAAACTATATGCTGCCAGAAATAAAGGTGACATCAAGAATGGTGGAATGGATTATGAAAGTATCAAGACGAAGTTTGGTGGTCGTGGTGCTATTGAAGAGGCATTTACATTTGCGTTCTCTGATTTGGAAAAGGCAATTCAAAAACTAACTCTAAACCAACAAAAGAAGATTTTTCAAGATGGTAAAGCTTGGATGAATCTTGAAATTATGTACCCGAAAAGTGCAAATGTAATCAACTACGACGGTGCTTATATTGTTTTTCACGGAGTTTCTTTGTATAATGATAAAGGTGAAAAGATAGAAGATTATCCTGACTATGCAAGAGTTTTAGCCGGAATGATAGAACAAGTAAATGCACATTCACAAGAAACATTTAGTATTACCAAACCAAAATCAATCGTGGTTGGTAAGACTAAAAAGTTCAATCAACGACTGAATTACTTTGTAACAAAACTAACAACTCTTCAGAATAAGATGAATTGTTTAGATACTGACACCATTGGTGTATGGCATCAACGTTGGTGGGAAAAGTATATCAAAAAGAACACAAAAGAAGCTGGTCTGACGATAGATGAGAAGACAATGGAAGGACTTGTAAAAAGATGGGCATTTTATGATAAGTCGTTTGCCCTAAACAGTACAAATATATCTGACGGCAATCTTTTGACTTGGGCAAAGAATACGGATAAACTGAAAGTCCAAGAACAAATGCAAAAGAATGTTCAACCGTTTGAATTACTCGTGTTAGAGTTTGGCGCAGAAGTTCTAAAGAATGTTCAGAGTGTAATGGCAATAGATCCAAAGAAAACTACAAGTCAAATGAAGTTGGATGTCAAGAATGCAATACAAACTCTCTCATCTTCTAAAAAGTTGGAAGATATAAACGTTCTCAAAAAACAATTGAAGAGAATTGATGCTGCCGGTGGTATGGACTCAATAGTTCCATTGGAAGGAATTGTGTTTACATTCAACGGTAAGACATATAAACTAACGGGTGCATTTGCTCCGATAAACCAATTATTGGGTTATTTCAAATTCAAGACATAATTATAGTAAATAGTTTCATTTATTCGATGGTGGTATATGGTAAAGATTGACAGTGTAAACGATGTCAAACAACTTCTAAAAGGAGAACACACTTCTCAAACTTCCGTTCAAACGGGATATACGGGAGAACCGGAAGAAAAGATAACAAGGAGTGTTGGTGATAGATGGAAGGATGAAGATGGTAATGAGTGGGAACAGAAAGAAGGGTATAAAATAAAGTTAGGAAAGGATTGGCAACAAGACCTTCACGGTTATCTCAATACGTTTCAGAATTGCCCGAAAGAAGTTTGTACGTGTAATATGCCAAAGAATGTTGATAACAAAATGAAGGCGTTACACGGTATGTGCCTTGACTGTGTTACAGAAATGGAACATAAGATAAGGATAGACGGAAGATGGGATGAATATGAAAGAGAAAAAATGAAACTAAATGCAATGGCATGGTTGGCAGAAGCTGAAAAGGATAAAAATGTAATTGCAGAAGAACTTTCAAGAACAGAATTTGTAAATTCATTTGGTGACGTTGAAAAATGGGACACCGGTAAAACAAAAGAGGAACTCTTACAGAAGATTGAAGATGAGTTTCAAAAGTTTCGTGAAGATTTTATTCAGAAATTGGAGAACTATGGTGATTGAACAACTAAAGTCAGGATTGGCTTCAATGATTTCAGATGTTGACGGATCGGTCTCATCAAAACGAGTTGTTACATTCTTATGTGTACTTGCCATGTTAGTTACATGGGGTGCAAATCTTTTTTGGGGATTTCAAATCACAGAGTTTATCTTTGAAGGTTTGATGTATATTATCATTGTTGGTCTCGGTGTTGCAGCCGCAGAGAAGTTTTCACGTAAGGGACAATAACTATGTCAAAATCTATTGTTATAGAACGTGCAGTACCTACTAATAAAAAATTATACAGTAGTGTAAAGTCACGTATAAAGAAAAAATTCAAAGTATGGCCGAGTGCTTATGCCTCGGCCGCACTTGTAAAAGCGTATAAAGCTGCCGGTGGTGGTTATCGTAATGAGTCAACAACGGTCAATAATCCTGTTTATCGTCTTGAATCATATAAAACAAATGAGTGTGGTAAAATCACAGAATTACATTTTGGTATTCAAGAGGCAACAACAGAAGTCCTCGGTGAAGCTGAATACCGTGGACGTAAAGTATCATTAGGTAAACCATTCAGAACTCCAGGTGGCCCAAAGAAATTCTCTGTGTATGTAAAGAATCCAAAGGGTAATGTTGTAAAAGTAAACTTTGGACACAAGGGTGAAGGTGGTAAGAAAACGATGAGAATAAAGAAATCAAATGCAGCAAGACGTAAGTCATTTCGTGCAAGACATAATTGTGATACTCCTGGACCTAGAACATCCGCCCGTTATTGGTCATGTAGATTCGGATGGCCTTCGAGTGGTAAAGGTGCAATAGATAAAACATAATATATGAATCAGGGTTTGTACCAAACATTACTGACTCCACAGTTTCAGTTTCATCTACCAAAGGATAGAGATGCCGCGGCAGACGCTATGGTAAATGCCTATCATTTATCAAACATAGGTCAAACAACAACACCTTTTGGTGCACCACTTTTGAACGCAGATAAGTCTATTCTAAAAACATTCGTAAAGCTCAGTCTTGATATAAACTTTTATGGTGGTCAATTACAATCCACTTTATCTGAAGTTTTATCTACGATTCGTGGTGCAATCCAAGCCGCTGAATCTGGAATAAAAACTGCAGTAAAAGATGCTCAAAAAAGTGTAAATAATACAATAGACCGTTTGGTATCTTCACTACCAGCTCCTCTTCTATTTGTCTCTCCGATTTTGAAAAGTTTGATCGGGGGTATATTCAAAGATTTATTGGAAGCTGGAAGTAATAAACTTGGAGAAGTTTATAAATGTATGAAAAAACTTCAGGGTATGATTGATTTATTAGATGTTTCAAAAATAGCATATCTTGTAATGGCTACTGGATATTGTTTGTATTGGATAACTGCGAAGATGTCACCAGTTCCTCCAATGCCACCGTGCATAGGTCCAACAACTGGCGCGATAATTTTACTACCTGGACTTCCCGTTCCACTAAATTCTGATTTGTCAAAAACATTCTCAAAAGGGAACACTGTTCTACAAGCTATCGGTAAACTATACAACAGTTTAGTATTACATCAATTGACAGTCGCTGGAGTTTATCTCGGAATAATACCGTTCTTTCCTTCACCAATTCCAGGACCACCTATACCGTGGTTTTCAATGTTGAATATTCCATTTCCAAATATAAACTTTTCAAAACCACCCGGTGATCCAAATTCAAGTGGTTCTAAAAAAGAAAAAGAACGTCAAGAAAAATTGAATAAAGATCCAGATGGTGAATTTTTGAAAGCCGGCGAAAAACTGAAAAAAGCAAAGGATGGATTGAAAAAACAATCGGAAAATTCTAAACCCTGTTGATATTTATCTTTATGACACCATGCCAAAAACACATATTAGAATTAGTCTTACATGAATACAAACGTGAAGTTCTAACGGAAGGAAAAAAACCTTCTGGTGGACTTCGCAAATGGTTCAAGGAAAAGTGGGTTGACATCTCTCGTAAAACAAAATCTGGAGGTCATCCTGCCTGTGGTGCGTCTGCTGGTTCTAAACAACGTAAGGGTGGTAAACGTGCCTATCCTAAATGTGTTCCTGCTGGTCGTGCCTATCGTATGTCTTCTAAACAAAAGAAAAGTGCGGTAACTCGTAAAAGAAAACACGGTTCAACAAGACGTGGTAAAGCGAAATTTGTATCAACGAATCCGAGTAAGTAAATGATAAAGAACATTATTATGAATATCCTAGTACCAGTAATCGCCATCGGTGGTGTTGGTATGGCTATTTATTCTTCTATGATGGTCGATGACCGAGTAACAGAAAACATGAGAATTGCTGATTCACTTCGTGCAGAAGTAAACAAGTATCACCAAAAGTATGACAGTATTCTTGTAGTTGCACAATTGCTAGATTCTGCCGTTACACATCAAGAAGAAACGGTAAAGATAGTAAAACAAACATTTATAAAATACAAAACACCACCAATCAATCATTCAGATTCGGCGGTAAAATTTCTAGAAGAGTTCATCGAGGAGTGATATGAAATGGACATTACCAATTTTATTTCTACTTGCAGTTATTACATCAAGTGGACAATCACAAGACTCAGTAGTTTGTTTGCCAAAAAGTAACATACTTACTCTTGCCAACAAAATCCAATTACTAAAAGACACTATTCGTTGGCAAAAAGATATAATCACTGCACAAGATACTCTCGTTAGTACACAAAAACAACGAGCACTTGTTTACGAAAGTCAATTAGAAAACCGTCAAACGGTAATCAATCTAATGGAACAAGAAAATAAGAAACTCCGTGAGACTATTGACATTATGATGCCGAAGTGGTATGACAATAAGTGGATATGGTTCGGTGGTGGTGCAACAGTAGCAACAATCATTTTGGGCGTGATATTGTAATGGTTCAACAAAACAAAACGTTACGGGATATAATCAAAGAAGAATATGTAAAGTGTGCCTCTAATCCGGGATACTTTATGAGAAAATACGCCAAGATTCAACATCCTGTTCGTGGTAAAATCCTTTTTGAACTGTGGGACTTTCAGGAATCTGTTCTAAAAGATTTCCAAAACGAACGATACAATATCTGTCTCAAGTCTCGTCAGTTGGGTATCTCAACTCTTATTGCTGGTTATTCTCTTTGGTTGATGTTATTCCAAACAGACCAAAACATTCTCGTTATTGCCACCAAACAAGAAACTGCAAAGAACCTCGTAACGAAGGTCAGAGTTATGTATGATAATCTTCCATCGTGGTTGAAAACTGCGGTGGTAGAAGATAACAAACTCTCACTTCGTTTCAAGAATGGTTCACAGATAAAAGCCGTTTCAGCTGCTGCTGATGCAGCTCGTTCAGAAGCTCTTTCACTTCTCATCATCGACGAGGCCGCTTTCATTGATAACATCGAGGAAATTTGGGCCTCTGCACAGTCTACAATCAACACTGGTGGTTCTGCAATTATCAACTCTACTCCTAACGGGGTTGGTAATTTTTACCATAAACAATGGGTCAATGCAAAGACAGGAACAAGTGCTTTCAATCCAATCTTCCTTCACTGGACGGTTCATCCTGAAAGAGACCAAGCTTGGAGAGACCAACAAGACATCATTCTTGGACCTGCACTTGCTGCCCAAGAGTGTGATGGTGACTTCCTTTCATCGGGTCAATCTGTTGTTGACGGTAATACAATTGACTGGTATCAGAAAACTTATGTATGTGAACCAAGAGAGAAGAGAGGTGCCGAAGGTGCCCTTTGGATATGGGACGACCCTGACCCTAATAAGACATATATGATATGTGCTGACGTTGCCCGTGGTGATGGTAAGGATTATTCTGCCTTTCACATTATGGACATAGAAAACATTGAACAAGTCGCAGAATACCGTGGTAAGTTAGATACAAAATCTTACGGAAATCTTCTTGTATCTTTGGCAACCGAATACAACGATGCCTTACTTGTAGTTGAAAATGCGACTATCGGTTGGGCTGTAATCCAACAAATAATTGACCGTGGTTATCCAAACCTTTACTACACATACAAAGAAGATGGTTATACAGACCCATCGGTTCATATACCAAAGGGATATGACCTCAAAGATAAATCACAAATGGTGCCGGGATTCTCAATGACATCAAAGACAAGACCACTCGTGGTATCAAAGTATGAGATGTACTTCAGAGAACGTGCACCAGTCATCAAGTCAAATCGTTTAGCTGAAGAAATGTTCGTATTCGTTTGGAACGGTGGTAGAGCCGAAGCTCAAACAGGATATAACGATGACTTGGTTATGTCATTTGCTATGGGACTTTGGATTCGTGATACCGCACTCAAACTACGTCAAGAAGGTATGATGCGAACAAGGTTGGCGTTGGACTATATGAGAAAAACAACGTCGGTAATCAGTACAACGAATATGAGAAATCCACTTTCCGATTCTGGTTGGACGATGGACGTTGGGGATAAGAAACCAAACGAAGACCTTACTTGGCTTCTCTAAAAAATGACGTTAGATTATTCTAATCCATATTTATATCTATGGACTAATACACAATAAAAACAGGTGATAAATGGTAATATATCTTACTACAAATGTAGAAAGTGAGAGTTATAATGGCTGAACGAAAATCATTATTTGATCGGCTCCGTGTGCTATTTTCAACAAACGTGGTCGTTCGTAACGTCGGGGGTAAGCGACTAAAAGTAGTTGATACCGCTCGCTATCAAGCAGATGGAAACCCACATACATCAAAAGTTATTGATCGTTATGGGAGATTACACGGAACTCGCGGAACTCCTATTTCTGTTTACAACCAATATAACTCGTTCTCTGCAACAAAGATTGACCTTTACACAGACTACGAGGCAATGGACACAGACGCAATCGTATCATCGGCACTTGATATTTACGCCGACGAATCTACATTGAAAAATGATACAGGTGATGTTCTTTCAATTCGTTCAGATAATGACAACATCAGAAAGATTCTACACAATCTTTTCTATGATATTATAAACATTGAATATAACCTGTGGCCGTGGATTCGTAACCTTTGTAAGTACGGTGACAATTATCTTTATCTTGATGTAAAAGATGAGGTCGGTATCACAAACGTTGTTCCACTTTCACCATATGAAATGCAACGTGATGAAGGAACAGATCCTGAACACATCTATATGACAAAGTTTGTTTACGAAGGCCCACTTGGTAAAGGTGAATTTCAAAATTATGAAATTGCACACTTCCGTCTTTTAGGTGACACAAACTTCCTACCTTATGGTAAGTCAATGTTAGAAGGTGCTCGTAAACTTTACAAGCAACTTGTTCTTATGGAAGATGCGATGTTGATTCACCGTATCATGAGAGCTCCTGAAAAGAGAATCTTCAAGATTGATATTGGTAATATTCCACCAGCGGAAGTTGACCAGTATATGCAGAACGTAATGAATGCAATGAAGAAGACACCTGTTATGGACGAAAGAACAGGTGAATATAATCTTCGTTACAATATGCAAAACCTTCTTGAAGATTTCTATCTTCCTGTTCGTGGTGGCCAAGCTGGTACTAATATAGAAACTCTGGCTGGACTTCAATATCAAGCAATTGAAGACGTTGAATACCTAAAGAGTAAGATATTTGCTGCTCTAAAGGTTCCAAAGGCATATCTTGGATTTGACGAATCACTCGAAGGTAAGGCAACACTTGCAACACTTGATATTCGTTTTGCAAGAACGATTGAAAGAATCCAACGTATCGTTATTTCTGAATTGACAAAGATTGCTATCGTTCACTTGTATGCTCAAGGATACGAGAACGCAGACCTTGTTGACTTTGAACTTTCTCTTACCGGTCCTTCTATCATCTATGAACAAGAGAAGATTGCCCTTTGGAAAGAAAGAGTAGACCTTGCTTCAAATCTGATTGAAAAGCGTCTTTTCTCAATGAAATATGTTTATGCAAATGTATTCAATCTTTCGGAAGATGACGCTGAGTTTGAGAAGAATGAAATCATTGAAGACATCAAACATCAGTTCCGTCAGAAACAAATTGAAAGTGAAGGAAATGATCCAAAGATTACGAAGGAATCATTTGGAACTCCACACGATTTGGCATCTATGAATATTTATGGTGGTAAGAGACCTCAACAAATCAATGATGTGGAAGTTCCTGAAGGTGGATGGCCGGGTGCTGGTAGACCAAAAGAAGGTGGTTCTACATATGGAACAGATAGAAGTCCATTCGGAAGAGATCCACTTGGTAAGAAAGACATCGGTAAGACACTTGATGTAAACCTTTCTCCAAAACATAACTACAAGGGCAATTCTCCTCTGGCAACTGAATCTACAAAACGTGATGGTTTGACAAAGGAAATTAGTGATATGTTGGACTCTATGTCTTTTGGTAGAGTAAAAACAAAATCAATTATTTCAGAAAGTCTAAAACCGGCATCGGAACAAAATACAGAAACATCTAATTTACTTGATGAGTCTAATTTAATGGAAGAAATTTGAGTTTAGGTCATATTTATTTTATGAGTAATATATTACAGGTAAACAAAGGATGAAAAAGATTAAACATTCAAAGTATAGAAACACGGGAATGTTATTTGAACTACTAACACGTCAAATAACATCTGACATCATATCCGGTACCGACTCTATCGCCACGGGTATCTTGAAGAAATTTTTCAACAAGAACACCGAGATGATAAAGGAGTATCGTTTGTATAAAACACTCTGTGAAGAGAAGATGCCAACCGATGCAAAATCACAAATGTTGATTGAAGCAGTCCTTACCGCCCGTAAGAAAATCAATAAGAAGAAGTTGAGTGAAGAGAAATATGAACTTATCAAGTCAATAACAGAAAACTTTGATATAAATTCTTTCTTCCAAACAAAAGTCGGAAACTATAAATTACTCGCATCTGTTTACAAGATATTTGAATATACTGAACTTGATAGTCCTGTGGAAATTACTCGTTCTAAGATGACCATTATGGAAAATATGGTATCTGAATCCAAGAAAGAACTTATTGAAGAGTCGGTATCACTAAAAGACGAACCAAAAGAAATTCGTCTTATGTCCTATAAAATTCTTGTTGAAAAGTTCAATAAAAAGTATGGCGAACTTTCACAAGACCAAAAATCTTTACTCCGCGAATACATCAGCAATGTAAGCAACACAAATAACCTGAAGACATTTGTTCAGGGTGAAGCTTCAAAGATACGAATTTTCTTGGAAGAAAAGATAAAGAAAACAAAAGATAAGACTTTGAAAATCAAGTTGGCAGAAGTCTCTGACTTACTAAATCAATATGGGACAATAAAGAATCTTGATGAAAGTCATATATCGGCCTTACTTAGATACTATGACCTTGTAAATGATTTGAAGGAGATAAAATAATGTCAACAGAAGTTCAACCATACAATTATCCAGCACCAACATTGAGTCAGTTTGAAAGACTAGGACATCCTGGAAAATTTCATAAAGTAATACCATGTACAACTGGAACAACAATATTTACGGGTTCCAATTTTGGTGTAGGTGGTTTGATAGTTCCGACTGGTTCCGTTGGTACGGCGTCTCTTTCACTCGGTGGTGATATTCCACTCGGTATTCTAGGACAAGGTAGTATTCGTATTTATGACTTTTCTTTGAGGAGTGTAAAGGTCGATAGTGGAACGGTTTATGTACTAATTCGTAATCAAGTGGCAAAGTAATATGAACATAGAAAAATTCATAAAAAACCTAAAAGAATCTGAATCATATAAGAAGTTCAGAGATGAAATGAATGAAACTAGTACCACTAGCATGGTTGCTGGATATGACACACCAAAGGCATTTTCTCCCCAAGATGGAGAAGGCAAAGAATCTTTTGATGCAAAAACAAAAGACAATGCAGAACAATTTGGATATAAAGTTGTACCAAAACAAAAGAGAAGAAATTCAATATCCAAAGAACAATATGCAAACTCTTTCACAAAGAGTGAGTCTGTTTATAAGATGGCAATGAAAGCTCTTCACGAAGCATCATATAAAGAGTACCGTGGTGATAAAACAAAAACAACAAGTGAAAAGATAAACACTTCTATTAAAGAATTGAACCAATCTCTTCTTCGTGTAGAACGTGCTGTTGGACACGCTCTTCGTCTAAAGACAGAAATGGCAGTAGACCAAAGAACCCTTTGGCGTTCATCACATAGTCGTCTCGTAAAAATCGGTGAAAGACTAAACAGAATTGGTAAGAAAATAAACGAATTGGGTGCCTAATAATGAAACATTTACTTGTAGACACAATACTTTTTTCAGCAACCCCACGTCAATTGAACGAATCATCAGATAACGGTGGTAAACTTATCGTATCGGGTGTTCTTCAACGTGCAGAGGCAAAGAATCAAAATGGACGTGTTTATCCAAAAAAGATTCTTATGCGTGAAGTTGCCAATTACAAGAAAACACAAATCAAAGAAAATCGTGCTCTCGGTGAGTTAGACCACCCCGATTCATCTGTTATCAATCTTCGTAATGTTTGTCATAACGTTCTTGATGTAAATTGGGACGGTGATGATGTTGTTGGTAAAGTAGAAATCCTCCCCACTCCTTCAGGAAACATTCTAAAGAACCTTCTACAAGCTGGAATTCGTCTTGGTATATCATCCCGTGGTATGGGTTCGGTGAAAGAAATAAATGAAACAACGGTCGAAGTCCAAGATGACTTTGAGTTGATTGGTTGGGACTTTGTATCAAATCCATCTACTCATGGTGCATTTATGTACCCTGCCGGTGCTGGTCAAGTTGTTGGTGAAGGTCTAATCAAAGAAGGTGTTGACCTCAAGACTATTGCTAAGATTGACCCTAAACTTCAACGTATAAACGAGAACATCACAAAGATTATTTGTGAAATTGGCGATGTATGTGAATGTATATTTTGATAGGAGTAAATGATGCCTGCAGTTAGTAAACAACAACAGAAATTTATGGGACTTGTTCTTGCCTACAAACGTGGGGAAGTTCCTGCTTCAAAAGTAAGTAAGAATGTAAAACAAGTTGCAGCTTCTATGTCAGAAAAAGAACTTGAAAAATATGCCGGAACAAAACACAAAGGTCTTCCAAATAAAGCGGAGTCAGTAAAAATGACAGAAACAAAGAAAAGTAAGATTCGTAAGATGGTAAAAGAAACTGTAACTAAATTTCTCCGTGAAGGTGAAGATGAAAAACAAGAAACACCAGAAAGAGTCTTGACACCGGAACAAAAGAAACTTTATGTTGAACTCATCGGCAAGTATAATCAGTTCGGTGAATCAATCTATCGTCAAGGTAAACTAAAAGAAGCTTACTCAAACATCAAAAAGATTGTTGAATTTGCTTCAAAGAACATCGTAGACGAATCCGGTGATTGGTTTGATGGAATGACTCTTTCACGTCATACTCGTAAGATGAATGAATCATTCAAGATCTTTGAAAAGACAGTAAATGAAGTAACAAAACTTCAACAAAGACTCGAAGCGGTTTATGAAGAAATTGGTGAAACACTCGGCAAATACTATGAAATCAAAGAAAAAGGCGATGAAGAAACGCCTGAATCGGTAAACGAAAAAAATCAAAAATAAAAAGGAAATAGGTTATGTCAGATCAAGTTTACAGCAACAGACCAAAAACAGCACACGTCAAGGTCAAAGGAAATGGAATGAACATTGACCTTATGTTGAAGATTTTCAAACGTAAGGTAAAGGAAAGTGGAATACTTGAAGAATATAAGAGAAGGACTGAATACATCAAACCTTCTGAAAAGAAAAAAGATAAAATGAACGCATCTCGGAAGAGACAAAGAAAGCTTGACCGAGAACAAGAATAACTAACTCGGTGAAGATGATAAAACTAAAAAACATATTACTTGAAAAGGATGAAAAACCTGCTAGTGAGAACCCCGATAAGATGCTTGTAAAGAACAAGGAGAGTGGGAAGTCTTACTATATAAGTAAGGATAGTTTTGACCCATCTGTTCACGAAAAATCAGAACCAAAAGAAAAAAAGAAAAAAGAAGAACCCGCGAAGGAAACAGAAGAAAAACCAGCAGATGCTGGTGATTCTGGTGGAGATCCAATTGCAGCTGCTTTTGGTAAAATTGACCAGAAAGAAAAGGAGCAGAAAAAGGAAAAGGAAAAAGAAGATGAAAAAAATCTGCCGCCTCATAAAAAACTTGAAAAGAAACTGGGTTCTTATATTTATCTTGATGATAAAGAAAAAGAAGAAATTGTTCAAGATATACAAAATACAAGACCAGACTTGAAAAATAAACTCATAAAATTTGAGTTTACTTCTTTCTTCCGTGAATATGATAATCTTCTTCAAACACTCAAAACTCAAGACGAGGTTGGTGATAAAGAAGGTTCAAAGAAAACGGTGGTTCAAATTAGAAAAACTGCAAAGCGATTTCAATCAATCGCTATTGCAAAATTAGCAGCACTTTCAACATATAAAAGTGATGAACAAACAATACAAGCTGCAAAATATTATCACAATGATTCTTTTTCTATAAATTCTTTTTTACGTGAAGGTAATAAAATCTCTTGGTCGAAGGACGAATTGGAAAAGGTAATCAAATCAACACCAGATGCGAAAACGTCAATGCCAACAAAATATAAGATGTATAACATTTTGTTGATGGACGAACATTTCAAATCACCAGGTGCTGTATTACAAAATGATACAGTTGTTTATCGTGGTATAAAAAAAGAAATACTCCAACAGTTTATTGAAGCTGGGGAGTGGATTGATAACGGATTCGTTTCTACAACACTAAACCCACTCATAGCGGAAGATTTTTCAGATAGAAATCTTCAAACTCGTGGTAAGACTGCAATTTTTGAGATAAAGCTAACTCGTGGTTCACGAGTTTTGATGTTACCATGTGAGGAAGATGAATTTTGTATTGAGTCCGAAATAACACTACCAAGAGGATGCCGATTCAGAATAGAGAAACACGATAAAAAGAAGAATATCTATACAGTATCAGTGGAGCAACCAAATGCCTGAAGAAAAAGAAGTAGAAAAACCAAAGCCATCACAACGATTCATTTATGACGAGGAAGATGTTGCCCACATTTTCAGACTCGGTGATACAGGAACGATATTTGATAAGAACGAAAATACAGAAAAATCAAATATTTTACTAAAAAAATTAGTTCCAAACAAGAAAAAAGTGATAAAATAAATTAGTTACTTATATTTATGAGTATAATACTCTATACATATAGAGTCAATACTATTTTTACTGTTAGATAGGCGTTATCAATAACCCTGAAATTAGTTGGAGACTACAATGACAGATTTACTGAAAGAAGCAATCGCAGATGCAAAGGCAGTCCGTGAAGTGGCACTTGCCAATGCTAAGCTTGCTCTCGAAGAAGCCTTCCAACCACGTATTCAATCCATGATCGCAACAAAACTCTCAGAAGAAGCCGAGTCAGACGAAGAAATGACAGAAGGTGAAGATGAGTGGTATATGGAAGGCGAAGAAGGTGAAGAAACGATGGAAGAAGGTGATGACGAAGAAATGCCGGTAGAAGAAGGCGACGACGAAGAACCAGCAATGGAAGAAGCCGAAGAAGAAATGCCGGTAGAAGAAGGTGATGACGAAGAGACACCAATGGAAGAAGGTGACGACGAAGAGACACCAATGGAAGAAGGTGACGACGAAGAGATTGATGAAGACCTCATGGAAATCATCCGTCAACTCGAAGAAGAACTCGACTCATCAGAAATTGGAAAGGGTGATAACAAGCAACCTTCCAAGTATGCTTCAGATGACAGCACAACAGACAAGAAAGAAAAGCTTGTGCAGTTAGTTGAAGAAGAGGAAGAAGAAGCGCCAGCAGTAGAAGAAGGTGATGAAGAAGAAGCTGACATCAAGGAAATTCTTCGTGCTCTTCGTGAAGAAGACGAAGAATCAGAAATGGAAGAAGGCGAAGATGAAGAACCAGCAATGGAAGAAGGTGAAGATGAAGAAAAAGCTGAAATGGAAGAAAAAGTCAATGAAGCTTATGCGGTCATCCAATTCTTACGTGAAAAGCTAAACGAAGTCAATCTTCTTAACTCTAAGCTCTTGTTCTCAAACAAACTTTTCCGTTCATACTCTTTAACAGAGTCACAAAAGGTCACAGTTATTGAAAACTTTGATCGTGCAGGTAGTTTGCGTGAAGTCAAGTTGGTTTATGCAACACTCGCTGAATCATTCAAGGGTCGTTCTATGAAGACACCAAAGTCAACAAAGAAATCATCTTTGAAGGAATCATTTGCAAGTAAGCCACAAGCAAGCACACGTCCATCTAAGAAGATTCTCACAGAATCAAATCAGGTGGCAGATAGATTTAAGAAATTAGCAGGTTTATTATAACTTTTTAAATTGGAGACACATAAATGAGTATTCAATCAATTTTAGGCTCTACAAACTCAGCTCATAAGAATCTTATGAATGAGAACAAGGGCGCTATCAAGAAGTGGGAAAAGACAGGACTTCTTGATGGTATCAAGACAGAGTTCGAAAAGAACTCAATCGCGGTTCTTCTTGAGAACCAAGCAAAGCAACTTATCGACGAATCATCACGTACAGGTACAGCAGCTGGTTCAGAAGAATGGGCTGGCGTTGCTCTCCCACTTGTTCGTCGTATCTTCTCTGAAATCGCAGCAAAGGATTTCGTTTCAGTTCAACCGATGAACCTTCCTTCAGGTCTCGTGTTCTTCCTTGACTTTAAGTACGGAACAGCACAACCTGGATTCACAACAGGTGCTGGTAAGGATTCACAAGCTGACTCTGTATTCGGTGTAACTGGTACCGGTGCTAAGGATGCTGACCCGTCAGGCGGTCTTTACGGTGCTGGACGTTTCGGCTATTCAGTCAACGATACAACAACAACAGCAATCACAAAGTCAACATCACTTGCAGCTGATGCTTTCACAACAGGTTCAGTTTCAACATCTTCAAAGTCTGTTTATCAATTTGATACAGAATTCGAAGCTGCATATCTTACAGCTCTCAACGCTGGCAATATCTTCACAGTAACATTCTCAACAGCATCACTTTCAACACCTGACTTCGAAGGAGTTCGTGCTTACAGAATCAGTGGTTCAAATGTTGCAGGTTACTTCCCACAATTCACATTTACAAACGCAGCAAACACACAAGTAACATTTGTTGTTTCAGGTGCTGCTGCTCCAACAGGCAACGTATTCGTGACATATCAGAAGCAACCAACATCAACAACTCGTGGTGACTTTGAAGAACAATCATCAGGTGCAGACATTGGTATCCCAGAAATCAACCTTGAACTTCGTTCTGAGTCAATCGTGGCTAAGACACGTAAGTTGAAGGCAGTCTGGACACCAGAATATGCTCAAGACTTGAACGCTTACCACTCAATCGACGCTGAAGCAGAATTGACATCAATGCTTTCTGAGTACATCTCACAAGAAATTGATCTCGAAATCCTTGATATGCTTATCAAGAACGCTCAGACAACAGAAAGATGGTCAGCTCGTATCGGTCGTGCTTATGATGCCGCTTCAAGTGGTTTCTCTGACTACGCAACAAACCAAGCTGCTGCAGCTGCTTTCAACCAACAGACATGGTTCCAAACACTTGGTACCAAGATCCAAAAGGTATCAAACGTTATCCACCAGAAGACACTCCGCGGTGGTGCTAACTTCCTCGTATGTTCACCACAAGTCGCAACAATCCTTGAGTCAATCCCTGGATATGCTGTAGACGGTGAAGGTATGAAGTTTGCGATGGGTGTTCAGAAGGTTGGTTCACTCAATGGTCGTATCACAGTTTATAAGAACCCATATATGCTTGAGAATCAAATTCTCGTCGGTTTCCGTGGAACACAATTCCTCGAAACAGGTGCAGTGTATGCTCCTTATATCCCACTCGTGATGACACCGTTGGTATATGACCCAGCGAACTTCACACCACGTAAGGGTGTAATGACTCGCTACGCTAAGAAGATTGTCCGTCCAGAATTCTATGGTCTCATCCAAGTTTCTGACCTCGGTGACATCTAATCTATCTTTGAGATAGAAGTAAATTGAAGAAGGGAGTGAGAAATCACTCCCTTTTTCTTTTATTAGGATATATTTATGTGTATACAAAACTTAGTATACTGTAAGGAGATATTTCAATGAATGACAGGCAAAAAATGACATCACTCAAGTATTTGCTAAACGAAGTAATGAGTGAAAAGAAAATCAGCGGTCGAGTTGGTAGGCAATTATCAATTCAATCAAATGTTGATGAGATTACGATGAATGCCATGCTAAAATCTGGATTTTTTACGGTGAACGAATCTACCGCACTAAACGTATTATTTGGTGCATCAAATACAAAATCGCTGAATGAATCGACTATAAGTACCATCGACGGGATTGTAAATAAAGTAGTAGAATCCATTGATTCAAATCGGGTTCTTTCCGAAGGATTTTTAGGTGATATATGGGATGGTTTGAAAAAATTAGGAAACAAAGCAAAGGAAGCATTATCAGGTGGTTGGAATAAAGTAAAGGCAATTTGGGGCGAATTCAAAGAATTGACCGAGGCATTTGTAGAAGTAATGAAAGACGGATTCCGTAAAGGATTGGATTCAGCTAAGAAATTTGCTATGGATCAAGTTAATTCTGTAAAAGATGAAGTAATGACTCTAGCAGCTCCCGTACTTGATAAATTAGACAACATTGGAGAGGAAAAGAAATTTGCGAATGAAGTTGTTAATGCTTATGAAACTGGCCAGTGGGTTGCAACTCAAATGAGAGGACAGGTTGTTGAAAAAGGCCAGTGGGCAACTGATGTTGTAAAGGGCAATGGACAACCAGAAGAGCCACCAGCAGTAGATCCAAAGGCAATGGAAAAAGGATTTGAAGAACTAAAACAAGAAGAGGGCATTCAGACCCGTAAAAAACTTATAGAATCAAAAACACGTCTGTTCAGCAATCCAAACTTTTTACGTGAATTGTATATTTCTTCTCAGAAAAGACTAAATGAAGGTGGTTCGGGTGCAGCTCACCTTGAAGATGCTTTAGGAAATTCGTGGTTAAAAAAGGCAGTCCATTGGTGTGTACAGGTGTTTCAATGGGCCTTGATTCCATTAGCAAAAGCGGCACAGGAATACGCCCAAAAGAAAGGTCCGGAACTATTAGAGACAGCTTCAAAAAGTATTAATTTCTTAGGAGGTCCGGGTGTTTATAAGTTCCCTATGCTTGGACTTATTGTTGCTGAACTTTTAGAAATAGTCATCAAAACATTTACACCCGGAACTGCAGATGCGGCAAAATGGGTAGCTGGGATTTTTTATCCACCACTCGTACCAATACTAGCAACAGCAGACACTGTGATAAAAATCATAAAGACGATTCTGTTGGTCTATACAGTTGGAACTATATTGTTCAATCTGATTGTCTCTATCAGAAAAGCATACACGGATTGGAAAATCGAAAAAGCTGGTCAAGGTGGAGGTGGTGGTGAAGAACCAGAAGTTCAAACCGCTGGTTACAAACCTAAAGGTTCATTCAAATTGAAAGAAGGCAAACTGGTATTCATCCAGTGATATAAAAAAAATATAATTCTGAAAAGGGTGGACATTCGTTCACCCTTTTTAGTTTTGAAAGACTATTTATAACATATGGACATATTCACAGATTACATAGACCTTGTAAAACTCGGAATATCGAGTCTTGTCACACTCTTGGGTGTGTTTTTGTCTTGGTTCCTCAAGTACAAGTACGGTGAATATAAACACAAGAAAGTTACCCGTGAAATTTCTCAATCAAAATTAGTCCAAACAATCCTTGAACAACAACTACACGAGTATGGATGTCAACGTGCATTTATTCTTCAACGTCATAACGGTGGTAAGTTCAAAACAGGACGTTCTATGAATAAACTTTCAACAACCTTTGAAGCACTTGAAGAGGGTGTGAGTACAGAGTTCAAGGAATATCAAAATCTACCAATAACACTCTATTCCAGTTTAGTTGATTCAGTCCAAACTGAACGTGGTATATTTCCATCAATAGAAGACATAGATGATATACTAACAAGAGCCTTCTTCACGCAACGTGGAACGAAGTCTGCTGTTGTATATCCAATTGTACGTGGTATGGAACTGATGGGTATGGTTGGATTTGAGTGGACACATAAGGCTAAGAATATGGAAAGTTCCTTTGTGGAACTGAAACAAGACGGTAAAGTTATAGGAGAAACCCTTTCTAAATTATTGTAGGAGTTTTTATGATAAATGAAAATGCAGAAGAATACATTATAGAAGAAGAAGTTGCTGGTATTGAAGTTTCAGGTATAAAGAAAGGGAGGAAACAAATAAAAAACAAGATACATTTCAACTTATCGTTGAATGTAGAACAAAAAGAAGTAAAAGCTAGTATATTGAGAGATACCATCTCTGTTCTAACGGGTAAAGCTGGTTCTGGTAAAACACTTCTTGCAACACAAATTGCTCTTGAATATCTTTTCTATCGTGAAGTTGAAAGAATCATCATTACAAGACCGACGGTTTCCAATGAAGATATTGGATTCTTACCCGGTGACATAAAAGAAAAGATGAATCCGTGGGTTGCTCCAATTCATGCAAATATGTATATGTTATACGGTAAACCAAAGATTGAGAAACTCATAAACGAAAACATAATTGAAATTGCACCGATTTCATTCCTTCGTGGTAGAACATTCGTAAATGCTTGTGTTATTGTTGATGAAGCCCAAAACGTAACAAAGTCACAGATGGAGATGATTCTTTCCCGTCTCGGTACAAATTCCAAGATGTTAATCTGTGGTGACGTAACACAAACAGACCTAAAGAACAAGAAAGACTCTGGTTTCCCATATTTATTTAATATGGTCAACTCTGTTCCTGGTCTTGGTGTGTATGAACTAAAAACAAATCATCGCCATCCAATAGTTGACAATATATTGAACTATTTTGAAGAACAGAAATAAGAGAAATAAATGATAGAAATTCCTATCTGGCCTGGCAGTTCAAGTTTTACAACCGGTAGTACACCATTCGGAACATTCGATTCTGATGCAAGATTTCGATCAGATATTGATGCATTTGCAGATTGGTGTGCTAAGAGAATGGGTTATCCGATAGTGGATATTGAATTACAAGACGTAAACTTTTACGCTTGTTTTGAAGAAGCAGTTTATGAGTATTCTTACAATGTGAATCAATTCAATATTCAACAGAATCTATTGAGTATAATGGGTACTCCCACAAATAACAACTTGACCCATGAACATATATCTACGAACATGGGTGGTTTGATTCAACTTGCAACTGAATATGGTTCTGAAACGTTTACAAACGGTAATGTGAATTTTTATTCGGCTTCTATTGATGTACAGTATGATCGTCAAAATTATGATCTAAATGCACTAATACGAGATGTATACAAACCAACAGGTTCTATTGAGATAAAGAAAGTTCACCATTATGCTCCACCAGCATCTATTCGTTTCTATGACCCATACTTGGGTAATCAGGCGATGTTAGATACGTTCGGCTTCGGTGCATATTCAACAGGTGTTTCCTTTATGTTGATGCCTATGTATGCTGACTTACTTCGCATTCAGGCAATTGAGTTCAATGATTTGATGAGAAAGTCGTCATATTCTTTTGAGTTAATAAACAATCAACTTAGAATATTCCCACGACCTGTCAGAGATTTCAAATTGTGGATTGAGTATATTGTAAAAGAAGAACGTTCTAACCCATTGAAATATCAACCAATATCTGGTTCTGGTGTAACAGGGCTCGTTTCCGATATGTCTAATGCTCCATATGATTACATGGTATATTCAAACATAAATTCGGTTGGACACAGTTGGATCTATAATTACGGACTTGCATTGGCAAAAGAAATGTTGGGTTATGTTCGTGGTAAGTATGGAAGTATTCCAATTCCAAACGGTGAAACAACACTAAATGCATCGGACTTACTAAGTGCCGCTTCAACGGAAAAACAAGCTTTAGTTGAACAACTTAGAACAATGTTGGACACGATGACCCGTTCCAAGTTACTTGAAGCAAAACGACTTGAGGTAGAGGCACTTGGTGTTTCACTAAATGCAACTCCTTTGAAAATTTACATAGGATAAATCCATGCCACTATTTCATGGACAACGAGATGCTTCTTTAGTTCACAAGTTCAATACCGAATTGATTGTGGATATTATAGATACCGAAGTTGCTTTGTACAAACTTTCATTAGAAAATACAAAAACAAATATCTATGATGAATCTGATAAAAAAGTGTATCATCAGCCAATAAAGATACCGTCGCTTATCAATCGTCAACCACAGACATTCGAAGGCACAGAGTTTGGACAAGACTATACTCAGGTTTGTGATTTTGGATTTATTCGAGAAATTCTAAAAGACGTTGAAACGTATATTGAAGTCGGTGACGTAATAGAATATAATGGGGAATACTGGGAAATAGATGCCATTCAAGAAAATCAATACTTCGGTGGTAAGAATCCTGATTATTCTTTTGCAACGGAAAGATGGGGTCACAATGTTTCTATCATAGCCAATACACACTTGACAAGACGTTCTCGTATCAATATTGAAGAAGTTCGTTCCGCTCCAAGAGTTTCTGAAAACAATAATTTACCGGATAACATATAATGCCAAAAAATTCATCGCCATATCGTAAACCACCTGTACGAAGAACCATAGATTCTTTTATAGATGACAAAAATATTGAAGAACGTCCACGGATTGATTTGGGTAAATCAAGACATACTCAAACTCGTAGAGACAAGGATAGAACGAAATCAATAGGGATTACTCTATATGATATAGATTTTGCAGTAAAATCGTTTATAGATAATTCAATGCTACTCAGAGTGGATGATAACGGTGAATCAATTGTAGTTCCAACCCTTTATGCAAATTCTGAAAAATGGGCATCAATACAAAGAAACGGTTATCTAAAAGATAAAAAAGGAAAAACATTGGTTCCACTCATCACATTTAGACGTTCAAGTGTGAATATGAAAAGTGAGTTGAGACGGAATAAAGTTGCTACAACAAATCAACTTGGTTACGTTCTAAAACAAAAATATAATAAGAACTCACCATATGACAAATTTTCTACACTATATGGTGTAAACGATAGAAGTGTTCAGGAATATATTATAACACCAATACCCGATTACGTCGATGTTTCGTATGATTTTATTGCTTGGTGTGAATACCAAAATCAATTGAATTATATTGTAGAACAATTTGTATATTTCACTGGTCAATCTTTTGGTGAAAGAAATTCTCTGAAGTTTTCTACAAATGTGGACTCTTTCACGATGGAGGACAATAATACAACTGGTCAAGACAGGGTGGTGAGATGTTCATTCCAAATAACTGTTCATGGTTATTTACTTCCAAAAAATGCCGGAACTGATATTACAACAAAAAGATTTATTGGACCAAATAGAGTTACATTCGGTACCGAATCTTATCCTAATTTATCAACCGCAATAAGACAAAATGATTCAAGATTTGATAGTGGAATGAACTCGGATGAATACGAGAAATACTTGGACTTACAACGAAGGCTAAATGATCTCACAGAAATATCATTGAGAAATAGTCCAGATGTGTATCCTACGGAAAATGATTGATATTTATTACTATAGTTACGTTTTACAATAATAGAAGAGGTTTTTATGTCAGACAATATATCAAAAGAATTTCAAGCCGAAGATATTCAAGCTGTGAAAGATTTACAATCAAGATACGCAACTAACACGGCACAGATTGGTCAAGTAGAAGTGGAACTACACTTATTGAAAAGAAGATTATCTCAAATTGAAGAAATGCGAGTAAACCTTTTTTCAACCTATGATGAACTTCAAAAACAAGAAAAGGAGTTGGTTGCTTCCTTGAATGAAAAGTACGGTGACGGTGTTCTTGACTTAGATTCTGGTAAATTTATACCATCTGCTCAATAAGTTTGAGTTTTTTTACTCATATTTATAGTAGAGATAATTACACAATTTTTTGGAGATAAATAGTGGCTAATGAAAGAATTGTAAGTCCTGGCGTGTTTACGGTAGAAAAGGATCTTTCGTTCTTACCACAGGGAATTGCACAGATTGGTGCAGCACTTATCGGACCAACAATGAAAGGTCCGGCATTTGTTCCTACGGTAGTTCAAGGATATAATGACTTCGTAACACATTTTGGTGGAACATATGAGCAATCGTATCTTCCATATACTGCTAAAAGCTATCTGAATAATGCTGGTAGTGCAACGATAGTTCGTGTACTCGGTTCAGGTGGTTATTCCTTGTTGTACCCACTTGCCGTGGTTGCAACTGGTTCGTATGGAAAGAGATTGATTTCTCTTCTACACCCTACTTTTGTTGTAACGACTGAAGCTACAGCATTGTTTGAGAAATCTACTCTTGCTTCAAATGCAAGTGGTTCATTTGTCATTAGAGTTTCTGGTTCATTTGGAACAGATAACTCGGCTTTTACAGGAAATGCTGTTAGTGAAAACGGAACACCGTTTAGTTCATCAATTGACCCTGAATCAACTGCATTTATTGGAAACCTTTACGGATACAATCCATATGGAACACACGCAGTTTATAACTATGTGAATTTCAAATGGGCTGCTTCAGCATCATTGGCCGCGGACCCAACTACAAGAATTATATTGGAAAGTGGTTCTGCTGCTTCACCATGGCAATTCACTAATGATTACCTCGAAGCTTCTACTCCGTGGATAACTTCTCAAAAAATTGGTGGTGCTGTAACGGACCTCTTCAAGTTCCATACACTTTCACACGGTATTCATTCTAATTATGAAGTGAAGGTTGGTATTGCAAATGTTCGTCCAGCTGGTACAATCGCTGGTTCTGAATATGGTGACTTTGATGTTGTAGTTCGTTTTGTGGATCAATCAAAGCTCCCACAAACTCCATTTACATCAGAAGATGATGATCTCCGTCCAAATGTGGTAGAACAATTCAAGTGTAACCTTGACCCTAATTCACCACGTTATATCGCTAGAGTAATTGGTGATAGATACATCACAATTACAGATGAAGGAAAGGTTGTTGTAAATGGTGATTATTCTAACAAGTCAAAGTATATCCGTGTAGAGGCAACTGAAGCTGTTTCTAACGTTGCTATTTCTCCGTCACTTGTTCCTTTTGGATTCCGTGCACCTTACTCACCAATCCCACTTAGTTCGGATGGTAGTGTTGGATTCTCACAACCAAGTGCAGCAACATATGTATCGGCCCAAACAGTAGGTGGTTCATATAACCGTAGAGTATATTTTGGATTTAGCTACGATTTCGATACAACAGACAACTTCAACTTCTTACGTCCGTTGCCTGTTGCTTCATATTTGACAACTGGTTCAAATGCAGACTTCTATCTTGGTGATTATAATCAAGCTGCTGGGGCAAACTTCCCATCATCTGCAACTGGATATAGTTCGTCAATCGACCTTACTGTAAACACTGCTCTTGATACACGTAAGTTCATGATTCCATTCCAAGGCGGATTTGATGGTCACAAGCCACACCTCCAAAAGAAGACCGGAACATACATTCTAAACACAAATACACAGGGATTCGATATATCAACAACTTCTGCTGATGGATATGTTTCATATAAGAAGGCAATTGATGCGGTATCTAACCCTGATGAATTTGACATCAACATGATTGTAACACCAGGTGTTGTTCACTCGTTGCACTCACCAATCACAACATACGCTAAGGATGTTTGTGAAGACCGTGGTGATGCTTTCTATGTGATGGACTTGATTGGCTACAACGATAACATCAATACTGCTGTTTCAACAACAGAAGGATTTGATTCTAACTATGTTGGAACATACTATCCGTGGGTTAAGATTCTTGACTTCGATAGAAACAAGCCAATTTGGGTTCCACCTTCAGTTGTTCTTCCTGGTGTTATTGCATTCAACGACCGTGTTGCTGCTGAATGGTTCGCACCAGCTGGTCTGAATCGTGGTGGTCTCACAGAAGTTATCGAAGTGAAGACACGTCTTACACACGCTGAGCGTGATACCCTTTATGAAGCACGTATCAACCCAATCGCAGTATTCCCATCAACAGGAGTATGTGTATGGGGTCAGAAGACACTTCAAGGTCGTCCATCTGCTCTTGACCGTATCAACGTTCGTCGTCTCTTGATTGCAGCTAAGAAGTTCATCGCATCTGCTACACGTTACCTTGTGTTCGAACAAAACACAACACAAACACGTACACGATTCCTGAACATTGTTACTCCATATCTTGAGTCAATCCAACAACGTCAAGGTCTTTATGCCTTCCGCGTTATCATGGATGAGTCGAACAACACACCTGACATCATCGACCGTAACATTCTTTATGGTCA